GCAGTCTCTGCAGCTCTTGTAACTGTACTACCTGTTAGTGTTGGTATGTATGATGTAGCGTAGGATAAGGCTTCTGCTTGTGCTCCCCATATTAATAACTCTGTAAGAGTTCCACTACCTCTAAAATCTACTGCGTAAAAACTAGTTGAGCCAGTTCCTGAAGTTGTTCCATTAACTTCAAACCTCTGCCAAGTTTCTGTTAAATTAAAAGTATTATTAGTATTAGAGTTGTGTGATGTTAATTGAGCCGTTCCCGTTCCACTAACAGTTCTTGCCCAAATTGTTCTTGAATTATCAGCACCAATTAAAAAAGAACTAAACCAAAAACTATCTTGATTTGCGTTAGTTATTTTATACGCACTATTACTACCATCAGGTGCAGTATAACCACCTTCTAAAGTTGGAGTAGTTCCAATACTTGCATTACTCCAAGAACTATCCTCAAAGTTTTCACTATAAGGGACAAGATTAGTAGAAGTAGGCTCTAACAATATATGACCATTATCGCCATTACTATCATAGCTTATTCTTGGCACTCCAGTAGCTACATTAGAAACTAATCCACTAGAGTTAATTCTTGTAGCAGTTGAAGTTCTAGCAAAGTCAAAGTCCTCATAAGGCTCGTCTATTGGTGCTACGTTGTAAAGCGTTCCAGCCTTGTAACCAGTAGGAGTTAAGATAATACTTGCTTTATTTAATAGTCCGTCTGCCATTAGCTTATGTCATTTAATGTTTGTAAGAATGCTTGACTGTCCGTTGTGTTCTCTACTACTCCTCCAGCAGCTACTACTCTTGTATTTAATACGCTTATGTAATCGGCTGGAGTTGGATTAAATATTCCACCATCAACAATAGTCCAGTTATGGTCTTGAATTAAGCTCAATCTTGAAGCATAAGCCGATTCTGTAAATTGTGAGCCTCCAAAGTTTATACTTATATTGTTATCAACTACACCAGCAGCCCAAGCTATTAGCGTTGCATCGTAGTTAGATGTACTAAGACCAGTAGCGTTCTGCATAAAATTAGTAAAGTTAGAAACATTAGGAATTAACCACGCAGCTAGAGATTGGTCGAATAAGTCGCAGTTGTAGAACATTGCAATCATATTTTCTACATTAGTAGTGTCCCAACTATATATATCTCCGTTAAATTGTGACGCATTAAGAAAAGTAGCGTCCATTCGCTCAACATTAGAAGTGTCCCACGAGTTCAAATCTTGGTCAAAAGATAAGCAATTATAAAACATATAACTCATATTAGTTACATTACTAACATTCCAATTATTTAAAGGCTGATTAAATGTAGAACATTGATAAAAACATTGGTCTATTCTTGTTACTGAGCTAATATCCCAGTTACCTATTGCTCCATTAAAGTTAGTACAGTCTCTAAACATAGTATTAAAAGATGTACTAGAAACAGTAGGAGCATCTGTAGCACTAGCATCTAAATTACTACATCCATAAAAAGCAGCAGAAGTAGATAAGTCTAAGACTCCCCATTGTTTTATATCAAGCATTTTAAGCTTATCTCCAGCGTTATTGAATTGCCATCCTTGTAGTGTTCCCTCTATACTTATTTCGTATTGACCAGCACTTGTATAAGTGTGTGTAACCTCTTGTTGATTGTAACTTGTTATTGTATCGCTAGAGCCATCTCCCCAGTTTACTGTAGCGTTATAACTACCTCCACTAACCAATGGCATCATAAATTGAGTATTTAAGCTAGAGCCACTAGATGTATTCTCTGTGTCAATAGTAAAGACAAATTGATTAGGAGCTGTCTGTGATAAGTCTATTACGTCATTCTTCTCTAATAAAAGCACCATAGCATCTTTACGACCTACTTCCTTAATACTCTTAATAGAATAATTAGTAGAACCATTAGAGATAAAATACTGAGGAGAAACCCCAATGTTTGTTCTGTATCTTATTAAGCACTCTATACGCTCGTCATTGATTAAGGCATCAGCATCGAAGTTAGTATTACCACCTTTGAAATCAAAGTTTGCATAGATGGTAACGTAACTATTGTCAGATACTACTCTCTCGCCATAAGCGTTAGTAGAGTAAGTCTGTGTATATAGTTTTAACTTTCTATCTAGTTTGCCTATTATCATAGTTCAAGCAATCGGTAAGGAGTTAATAAGTGGTCTACCATTAAAGGTAATTCATTTACTTGAGTTCCCATAACAACATCTTGTCGGTTCTCATAATATCGACCAACGATGATATAAATAGCTTGTACTATTGGAGCTGGAACGTCACTAGCTGTACCACCTACTATAAACTCAACCTCTACAGCGTTTGGTCTTTCGTAAGTGTTAGGAAAGTCTCCATTCTCCGATTCATATATCCTTCCTGGTCTTACCTTAGTATCTACATCGTAATTAGATGCTGCTAAGGTTTGTAATGTATTGTCGGCATCGTAATACTTAATATGAGTAACACTAGCAACATCTCCCACTTGTAAGTCAATGTAAGGAGGAAACTCATCGTAAAATATATTGTACGTCTGAGTCATTAGTCTACGTCTAGTGAACTCTTCTACAACTTGCGTAGCAACATTAATCAAAGACGTAATATAAGTATTGTCATCGTCATAGTCTGAGTCTATTCTTAAAAATGCTTTAGCCTCTGATAATGATATTACCGTAGACGTTGGAGCAGTCTTTAGAACTAACTTACCATAAGGCACATAGTCAGAGCCTCTTAATGTGTTGAAGTTGTAGTTATAGTATTCCATTTAAAAAAAATTAATGGAGAGAGTGTTTCCACTCCCTCCGTTAAAATAAACAAATTATGCTTCAATCAATTTAACAAAAGCAGTATCATTCTGAACAGCATCACCATCAACTAATGAAGTCAAGATGTATCTTGGCTCTCCAGTACCAGCGTTAGTGTAGATATCATAAATCACGTCTAAACCACCGAACTGGGCGATGTGGCATTTTGAGAAGTCTGCGAATAAAGCGTGGTCTTTACCAGCGACTCCACCATTACCTACGTTAGGAGAAACAAAAGCAAAGTAGCCGTTAAGCTCTTTTCTAGCGTTATCATAAATAGGAGAAACATTAGAAACTTGAGCTAATCCTTTTACTGTAGCGTAAGCAGATGGGTTTAATAAGTAAGCCATTCTAGCTCCGTTTATTTGTACGCCATTAGCAATTAAGTCAGTTTCCATCTCTAACCAATCAGCAGCAGTAACCGTAGTTGGTCCAGTAGCAGCGTCAGCAAAGATAGAAGTAGGAGCGTTAGATACGTCACCAGTTCCTAATAAAGCAGCTTCTAAAGTAGCAGCAACAGATGCAGCCATATTTCTTCTCAATGCAGCCTCGATAGAAGCATTTTGAGCGATAGCCTCAGCAGAAACATTTACAATAGAGATAAGTTTCTTAGGCTCTAAAGTAACGCTAGAAGCAGTACCATTAGCAGCTGGAGCAGAACCACCAGTCTCAGCAACGAAGCCAGAGTTGATAGCACTAAATACTGGGAACTTCATATTGTCTACACCAGAGTAGAAATTAGCACCAGCAGAAGCTAAAACTAAGTTTGCTTCTAATTGGTCAGTCCAAGCCATAACCTCAGTAGCGTTACCAGCAGCAGTAGCTACAGCAGCACGAGTTAGGATTGAAGATGGTATAGCGATACCTTTAAATGATTGACCAGTATAACGAGCCTCGTTTCTTGCCTCTTGGTCCATCTCTTTTACAAGACCTTCTAAACGACCAGTTGCAGCTTGGTGCATAGCATCTTGGAAAGAATAGTCTCTCACTTCGCTTGGAGTGTTTTCTGTTACTTCTTTAACAGCTTTAGTTGCTTGAAGTTTCTCAAAAGATTCAGCTCTTACAGCCATCTTGTTTAACTCCTCAACTTTTTCATTTAAAGAGTCAAAGTTGCTTTGCTCATCAGAAGTTAGGTCACGACCTTCAGCAGATGCTACAAGTCCTTCCATCTTTTCGATAACCTCAGCTCTTTCCTCTTTGTAAGATTTTGAGTTTTTCATTTTATAGAAAATTAATATTAATATTTATTTTTTAAGATTTTTAAACGCATTTCATTGAGGGAGCGTTGTTTCAAATCTTCTTCTTCTTTTATACCCTCTAATTTTTCAGCCTCTAAACTTTCTTCTAGTTTTTTAGCTTCTTCTTTTTCTTGCCATTGTTCCATAGAACGTAAAGCGACAGAGCTACTAGCCTCATTGTAAGCTGGATAAGTTACAGCAGAAACGTCATAAAGTCTAGATACTTTGTTTATAGTTCTTACATTCATTCCGTCTTTCATTTCCCAAGAGTCATCCTCTACAATAAATGCAAAGCTAGACTGATTGATAGTACCGTCTTTTAGTAGTTCCATTAAATCTCTAGACGTTGATACATTAGGATTTAATTTAGCCTCGTATTTTAATCCTCTCTCATCAACAGATAGTCTTAGCGTTCCGTTAGTCGTTCTAGCTAATGGCATACCATCGTGATTAATTAAGAATCTTACATCATCTTCTAAACGACCTTCAAAAGCCTCTGAGCCTATATACTCTCTAAATCCTCCTAAGTCATTAGACATAGAATTAAATACAGCACCGTAGCCTACTACTACTGGATTGTCTCCATCCATTCTAAGCTCTAAGTCTTGAACGTCAATAGTTCTTATTTCTTTATTTTTCATATCTATAAATTTTTCTTCTTTACCTATTTCTTCTATCTTTCTTTTAGTCCAAGCAAAGCCTACATCTCCTCCCCATAATGCCCAAGCTATTCTACCAGCACTAGGATAACCTTCGTCACCACTATAAAATCCTTGTCCCTCTTTGTCTACTTCGTGCCTACTAAAATAAGAGTACATTCTTTTTATTGTTTCAATACTAAGATTTACTCTGTTCTTAATATCTCTTGCTCTTGCAACGCCTACCTCTGTTCCACCTCTACCAAACTCCTCACGCCATTCTAAGCCTTGTGCAGCTTCGTCTGCCATCTCTTGAGTTGGCTTAGTGTTTATATCTTCTAAGGCTCTGTCCTCTTCATCTTCTAGTTGAGCATAACATACAGCTAGACGTTGGTCGTTGTCGTCATACTCTTTCATAAACTCATCAGACATACATCTTTCGATGAACTCCTCGTTAGTCTCGTCTATATTTTTAGTAGGTATCGGCATTACTCTTTGTCCTCCTCTTCTACGTCTCCAACTGGAGCAAAGTTTAACGGCATAAATAATTGGTCGCCCTCTGGTCCTACTCTATTCAAGTCCTCCATTCGTCTAATCTCATTAATAGACAAAGCACCAATAGAAGCCATCTCTCTGTAATAACTTGCACGAGAAGCACTATCTCCTCTTAGTAAAGCATTAGCATTTAGCTTAATAGTAAACGAGCCAAACTCTGTCTCTCTAAACAACTTTCTGTTAAGCTCTTGCTCTATCATTACCATATAAGGCATCAATGTGAACCTAACAAAGTCAATACTTAATGCTTCTATACTTGAGTAGTTAGCTGCCTTTTCGAGATGACCAATCATCGATAATGGAACTTTGAACGCTCTCGAGACTTCTTCAATCTGAAATCTACGAGTCTCTAAAAGCTGATACTTATTAGCATCAATATTAGTTTGCTCGAATGTCATACCCTCCTCAAGGATAGCAGTCTTACCAGCTACAAAAGAGCCAGAGTAATTTTGATTCCAAGAGTTCTTTAATCTTGCTACAGCTTCTTTACTAAGTTTGCCTGGATGTTTAATAACTCCTCCTACTTGAGCAGAGTTTCCCAGATAACTATTGGCTGTATCGTTAGCAGCTATAGAAGTAGCTATTGTAGTGTTCTGAGCTTTCAATACGCTAACTCCCTCGCATCCGTTAAAAGATAAGTTAAAAAAGTGTAACATATCTTCTTTCATTACTCCTATCTCATAGTCTTTAATGTCGTAATAGATTTGTCCTTCGTGCTTAATTACTTTAACATCTTCTGGATTGATAGGAATTAACTCTATGGGTCTAGCGTTAGAATCTCTAGAAATGTAGTAATACGCATTCCCCTCTAGTAATAAGTTGGTCATTAGAGTATCTAGGAATGTGTATGGTGTCATATAGCTATTAGGATTTCTAGCTAGTAGTCGGTAGATTGGATGGCTGACGTCAGTAATCTTATCGTCATCCTCCTCGACTCTGTAAACTTTTATGGGTAGACTTGCTATTGATTCACTAATAACTCTAACACACGCAAAGACTGCACTAAATGTTAAAGATGTATCTCTAGTTACTGCTGTTCTGTTGGCTGCACCATAGCCACCGAAAACTGCCTTTAAAAAATTATCGCCCCTCTTCTCAGAACGCAAGAAGTCAAATAGTCCCA